CTGCTGTGAGGAAATTAGCACCCTCAAGGTAAGAAGACGCCAACCCGTGGGTGTACCAGCTCGTAACAAACGTTGTGCCAGTAATCCAGCCACCAAGGGCCAAATAAGCAGTGGGAAAAAGAAGTAATCCAGACCAACCCACAAAGACAAAGCGATCTCGTTTAAGCCAGTCATCCAGGACATCGAACCATCCTCTTTGTGAAATTGGTTGTGAAAGTGTTGAAGAAGTCATAACCTCCTATGTATTTCTCATATTTATCTTAACATTCCTTAACAAAGAGGTCAATGAGTATTAGTGCTTATCCAATTACAACGAGAGAATCAAATGAGCAATCATATGTTCCTTTACGATTGGTGTCTAAGTATCTAACTTTCATTGCAATTGGAGGAAAATATTCATCATCTTTATCATACATAAAACCTAGAATTTCAAATTCTCTTCCGTGCCGTCTTTGAATTGGATTATTAATCCTACAAATATCACCTACTTTAAAAATAAACATAAATTTCTATCCCCAATAAATTACCCCAAGAGTGAATAAAACAAATACAAGAACTGTGAATACCATCATACCTACACCTGCCCAGATTACCCAATTAGGTACAGGTTCGTGTTGAGTATTATGAGACATAAAAAAAGAGGGTTGTTATACCCTCTTAATTATATCAGTTATTCAGTTTTTATCAACCGATTGCAGGTGCGGTGAGAGCAATAGGAGTGCTTTCAGCAGCAGCAAGGTCAAGTGGGAAGTTGTGAGCATTACGTTCATGCATCACTTCCATACCCAGACCAGCACGGTTCAGAACATCTGCCCAAGTATTGAGCACACGACCTTGACTATCAACGATGGACTGGTTGAAGTTGAAACCGTTGAGGTTGAATGCCATGGTGCTAACACCAAGAGCAGTGAACCAGATGCCAACTACAGGCCATGCAGCGAGGAAGAAGTGCAGCGAACGTGAGTTATTAAAGGAAGCATATTGGAAGATAAGGCGACCAAAGTAACCGTGGGCAGCAACGATGTTATAAGTTTCTTCTTCTTGACCAAACTTGTAACCATAATTCTGGGACTCGTTTTCGGTAGTTTCACGAACCAGCGAGGAAGTAACCAGAGAACCGTGCATAGCACTGAACAGAGAACCACCAAACACACCAGCAACACCAAGCATATGGAAGGGGTGCATCAGGATGTTGTGCTCTGCCTGGAACACAAGCATATAGTTGAACGTACCAGAGATACCCAGAGGCATCGCATCAGAGAAAGAACCTTGACCAAAAGGATAAACCAGGAACACTGCACTCGCAGCAGCGACAGGTGCGCTGTAAGCAACACAGATCCAAGGACGCATACCCAGACGATAAGAGAGTTCCCACTCACGACCCATGTAGGCGTAGATACCAATCAGGAAGTGGAACACAACCAGTTGGAACGGACCACCGTTGTAAAGCCACTCATCTAGGGAAGCAGCTTCCCAGATGGGATAAAAGTGCAGTCCAATAGCATTGGACGAAGGAATGACAGCACCAGAGATGATGTTGTTTCCGTACATGAGTGAACCAGCAACGGGTTCACGGATACCATCAATGTCCACAGGAGGAGCACCGATGAATGCGATGATGAAACAAGTTGTAGCAGCAAGCAGGGTGGGAATCATCAGAACACCGAACCAACCAACATAAAGACGGTTATCGGTTGAAGTAACCCAGTTGCAGAACTGTTCCCAAGTATTCGATTGTTGTTGACGTGAAGCGATTGAAGCAGTCATTTGTTTAAAAAAAGTAGTAAGACCATCAGGGAAATGGTGGTGATACTATGCTCCCCGCACCCTCAGCGGGGATATGAGAGACGTTTTTATACTCCCCATAGGTCTCGGTTAGTGGGAGTTACAAACATTAAAGATTTGTTACGTTCCTTAACGTTTGATGTATTTATATTAACATATCCTCATACTGGTGTCAAGGTCATTTGACGGTTAATTTATTTGGAGACCTTATGGAAAACCGAATACTAATAAAAGAATCTTACTAAATAAATAAAAAGAGATTTCTCAAGAAGGACAGATGTTAAACGCACCTACAAGAGCTAGACTTCTAGCAATTTGCAACGACGTAAAAAATAAAAAAACAGTTTCTGAAATGAATCTCGTATGGGCGCAAAAAAATGCTATCCATGATGAAGAAGCAACAGAACTATTAAAGGCAGCAGGACAATATATTGAAGCTGCCGATCAAGAAGATACTACAGAAGTCTGATAAATTAAAGACATAAAAATAGGGGGCATATGCCCCCCTTTTTTTTATTTCGTATTCAGATATTTAATTACTTCTTCTGGAGTAGAATTTACATAAGGATCGTCTTCTGCATTAGAACGCTGTCCAGGTTCTACAGACATCCATTCAATTACACCATCATTAATTACTGCAGCATAACGCCAAGAACGATTGCCAAATCCAAGATTGTTTTTCGATACAAGCATTCCCATCTCACGAGTAAACTCAGCATTGCCATCAGGAATTAACTTAACCTTTTCAATTCCTTGGTCTTTTGCCCAGGCATTCATTACAAATCCATCATTAACAGAAATGCAATAAATCTCATCAATTCCCTTCTCTCGGATTACATCATAGTTATCTTCAAATCCAGGAAGTTGATAAGCACTGCAGGTAGGAGTAAATGCTCCAGGGAGTGAGAAAATTACAACTCTCTTATTAGAAAAAATTTCAGTAGAAGAACGGGTCACAAATTCTCCATTCTCACGAAATACAAAATTAATAGCAGGAACTTGATTATCCATATAAATTAAAAATCAAAAAATACCAGGAATAATTTGTCCAGTTGTGATGTAAGTGCCAACAGCAATTACAAATCCAAGCATAGCGAGACGAGCATTAAGAATCTCAGCCTCAGGGGTCCATCCAAATTTCATTTTGTTTCTCCTTTGTAAGAATGTTGTTGTTTAAGTTCAGTATTGGGTTGAGAAGGAACTACAGGGTTCCTTGATTTATTTTTAATAACAATGAAAGCATCGTTCTGATATGTTACGGTTCCAAATGGTTTTGCCCATTTTGGATTTGCATCTGGATGAGTTGCAGTTCCTGTAACTGCAACGCCACCAATTTCTACAGAGAGTTCATCGTTGGCATCCCATCCAAGTTTTTCAAGGGCAATTGCAAATTGCCCGAGCATACCACCAGTACCCATAACACTTTCTTCTGGTTCAAGATTTCCAATCACAAGTTCTCTTCCTGCTCAGTCAGAATAACACAGTCACTAGTAGGATAGGCAACACAGGTAAGCACCCAACCATCTGCTAGTTGTTCATCATCAAGGAACGATTGCTCCTCATTATCCACAGTGCCGCTGATTAGTTTACCAGCGCAAGCAGAGCAAGCACCAGCACGGCAAGATGAAGGAAGATCAACTCCTGCCTCTTCAGCAGCTTCTAGAATGTATTGGTCTTCGGCACACTGGATAGTGGTTTCGCCATCAGGGGTTTGAAGTGTAACGCTATAAACGGTCATCAGTAAGTCTCACAAAGTTTTTCTACGGATGCTGCCAGAAGAACGAAAAAGGCAACACTAGTAATTGTAAAGATAGTTGAAGTCATTGTCAATCAATTGTCAGAAGATGCCGAAGAAGAGTTTGCCAGTGCCAACATAAGAAATGAGACCAGCAATAATACCGACCATTGCCCAGCGCCCATTGTACTTCTCCTTTACTTGGTTGGGAGTATCCATCCCATAGTTTTCGTAGTACATAGTGGGTTCTTTTGCCCACATGTTTTGCTGACCACGATCATTAGTTGTTACAGTCATTGTACATTCGTTAAGAATTGTTACACAATTATATAGCAAAAATAAAGGGGTGTCAAGCACCCCCTGTATCATATGATACTTATTTTGTCAGATGATCAGAACCTGAAGGTCGTTTGAATCACACCACCATAGTTAGAAGATGCGTTCTTAAATGCCTGATTGTTAGAGACATAGAAGATTGCAGGAGTTACGCTAATATTATCGCTAACTTTGTAACGATAAAACGCTTCCCACATCAGAGCGTCTTTGGTCAGAGTAGTCGCGTTGCCAGGTTGACCGATGGCAAAACCAGAGGCATTGCCCTTAGCAAACACATCGCTCCACTGAACGCCTGCCATCCAAGTCTGAGAGTTGGTTGCAGCATTAGGAGTTGCAGGACCACTCACATAGTTCCAACCATAAGCGGCAGAGACCGAAGGAATGATGCCAGACTTCTTGGGTTGCCAGTAAGCATTCAGAGCATAACCATTAGAGGTTTGATTAGCGGCAAGAGTACCACCATTACCAGCAACACCGTTAAAGGTACGAATACGAGTGCCTTCAGTACCATTACGATAACCGAATGCAATACCATACTGGGGAGCACGATAACCAATCTGTGCCAGAGTGTTCAGAGCACCAGAGGCATCAAATTCACCTTTGGTAGAATCAGAACCGTTCTGAGCAACATAGTTCAGGTTAGCAACAAAACCTTTCTTACCAGGTTGTGCCCACTGAGCACCGAAACCAGAACCCGTTGCCTTGTTGTAGACACCAGGAGCACCAGCAACAGCAAAGAAGTCAAGAACATCCGACTTATATGCAGTGGGAATCCATGCCATCTCAGTGTTACGAACCAGAGCACCAGCAGTCAGGGTCACACCCTTAGCAAGTGCGGGGAAGCTGTAGTACAGACGGTCAAGATTGACTTGGTTCGCATAAGATTCTGCCTTGTCCAGTTTGAACAGAGAAGAGGAAGAACCGAAGGGTTGACTGGAGAAGTTACCAGAACGCAGACGAGTACGAAGCAGGTCCTTACCAGTGAACGAAGTGTCAAAGTTCAGACGAAGATCGTAGTTGAATGCAGTATTACCAACATTAGTATTATTAGCAAGACGAGCACCTTCTACACCACCAAGAACAAAAGTTGCTTCACCTTTCAGTTTGGTAGTTGTGGAGAACTGAGTTGCTTGGAGTTGACCAACTTGGGTTTCCAGTTTGGCAACACGACCACGAATAACAAGAAGTTCGTCAGCAAACTCTTTTGAGAGGCGAGAAAGTTCATCAGTAACTTCAGTCACACGGTCAAGGCAAGCATTCAGAAGTGCTGCTGCCTCAAAACGGGTCATTGACTTACCACCAAGATAAGTTCCGTTTTCATAACCAGCAACGCAACCATAACGCTCAACGAGATTATTGAGTGCCTGATATGCCCAATCAGTGGGTTTTACATCAGACAGTTGAGTAATGCTTGTGACTTGTTCCGAAGTGGAATATTGGTTGACTGCTGCCATATTAAGGTCTGCGGCATTCGCAGCAACAGGAGCAACCATTCCCATAGCAACAGGTGCAAGCATCAGTTGTTTGAGTTTCATAAATTTGTTTTGATATTTTAGAACTAAAAAACGCCCTGTTTCCAGGACGCAAGCATCATATAACACTTTCTTAAGATTGTCAATTAAATTTAGGTTAAGACTTTAATCCGCTAGGGTCGCTTACCTTACCAAGGTAAGGATCATAATCAGTCAAATCTTTCACATCCATAGACGCACCCATTTGCTGCCACCAGGTCATAATTCCATCATGACTTTGACGATGAAATACATCAACATGCTCTGGATGAATGGATGACCCTAATTGTAGTCGATAAAGAAGTAGAGGAATGGAATAGGTGTTACCAGAATTGTAAATGAGGTCATCAGCAACTGGTCTTGGTTTTACCCCATTATCCAGACGGTACTTATCAACACCTTTGACGTGGTGATAAATCAGTTTTGATGCATGATGTCTAGTAATCATATAACAAGCCGTGGAGAAATCATTTACAAATCTCCTATGCAACTTAACATGAATGTCTCCTGTTTGAATAATTGCTAGTTGCACTACATCCCAATCATAGGGAAGCATAGATGCAAAATCATTCCAAGAAAAATTCCAGTATTGTACTACATCAAGATTACAATCATCTTCCATGATAATTGCATAAGGACTGGTTGAATTATCATACCAATGTTTAATTGCTTTTAAATGTGATGTAATACACCCAACCTCTCCCGAAGACATTGATTCTGGATATCTACCTTTAATAATATCACTTAAATCATCATCTCTACCATCATATGCAGAAATTCTGGTATAATCTTCTATTTCCCAATATTTAAATTGGTCCTCTATATGTTGACGACGATCAGTATCTTCGTCCATATTCAAGTAATAAATGGGTCCAAACCCATTTAACTTATATGCAGATTTATTTTTATCTAATAAAGTACTATGCATGACGTTCAATTACTTTTTCTACACTAGGGATGTAATACTTTTTAAGAACTTCTTTCCAGTCAAACTGTTTTGAATATTCTACAATCTCATTTCTATGAGCAATAGAATATTCTCTGTTTTTAATTATAGCATTCTCAACATAATCAATATCGGTAATCTTTTCTTCTGGAATTACTGTAATAAATTCTTTATCAGTATCAAGATTTGCTTTACCCCATTCACAAACAACTACTCCAAGTCCAGCAGCAAGTGCTTCCATACAAACAAGAGGATGTGCCTCTCCATCTGAAAGAAGAACAAGATTACCATAATCAGTCAATTGATTATAAAGAGTCTCTTTTGACCACTCTCCCAAATAGTTTTTACTAGTATTAAATCTGCTATCAGCGAGATTACCAGCAAACCAAAGACTATCAATTGATTGGAATAAATGTTGTCTTTTTCTATAATCAATCTTTGCAAGATATAAACTTCTATCGGGATATTCTGGAGTATCTTTAAATGTAAACTTATCAGTATTGACCCCATTAGGTGTTATGTAAGTATTCTCTTTTGGAATATCAAACATAACATTATATACTTTCTCAATTCCTGGTGAGAGACAAAATACATTTGGTTTAATCCTCATGAATTCATTGGCAACATTAATGTAACCATTGAACATTTCTTTACGTTCTAGATATCCAAAATGACTTGTAATTGCATTTGGATATTGAATGTAAGGAACAATAGGAATAAATTCATCATAATGCACATGAACAAAGTCTGGTACAAATGCATTAATCCCATTGATAATTTGACGATTATCTTTGGTATTAATAATTTGTACTTCATGACCCAGTTCTTCTAGGGCACATTTAGTATCCCAAACAAGAATCTCAACCGCACCCCAACCAGTTGGAGGGATCGGCATAATTCCAGGACCTATGAGAGTGATTTTCATTTTAATTTTTCGGGGTAATCTGTACAAATACCATAACAATTAGTAACTCTTAGGGTATCCCAAATCATATTATTCCATTCTGGCATAACAATAACAGTATTAGATGTATATGATTTACCAGGATACGCCCAGATATATTTTTTACTGGTGAGAGTATAATCATCCTCTTGATGCCAAAAATAATTGTATCCAGAGGTATTAACTGACATTTCATGAAGAGTATCTAAGTCTTTACAATGAATCCAAAGACTATCAATTCTTGTTGCTAACCACCACCGAGTTACCAGATATTGAGGTTCATCATGACCTAACCATAAAGTATTAGTTGCTTTATGGTATCTTAGATCTATTTCAACATCATAACCCTGTTCTATACATTTGTCAATTTGTTCTGGACTATTTTCAATTGATGGATTTGGTCCATCAATATTAGCACGATGGGCAATTAGTTTCATATCAACCTCTAATACAAGCAGCATCCATAGGACAAGGAGCAAGATCAGAGTGCTCAAACCATTTTAAAAATGATCCCATTTTAAATGCTTCTGGAGATGGTTCCCAAATGTCTTCATAAACATCTTCAATATCATCAAATGCATTGAGTGCCCAAGTAAGATACTTAGGTCCAAAAAATTGAATTGTATCTGGAAATCTAGGATGATGTCCTGGTAGATAGAATTTGTATTTGTCGCAGGTATTAAGATCTGGGAAGTTAAGAAGAACAGTATCATATCTTGCAAGGACAATAAAATCATAGCTGGTATTTGTTTCCTCAGCGTATGATTTGACAATATTTGCAACAGATTTAATGGAATACATTTGGGACATTACATTACTGTAATTTTTAGGATTCCAGTGATTACCACTCTCCCCATACAACTCTCTTGCTGGGTGTTTATTAGTAAACTTTTCATCAATGAATTCTTTTGCTTTTGAGGGTAACTCAAAAGTTTTTGGACTTTCAATACCCAAAATCAATGGTTGATAATTATCAGCAATAATTTTAGGTGCATCTTTAGAAACAGGACACTTGTTTATTTTGGACCATGAGGAATAGTCATACTCTTCAGCATCTTCCTCCCACCACATATGCCCAAATACATCAGTATCATATCGGTCAAGAATTACTTCTTTGTAAGTATCAATAATTTGTTGGTTGTCAACAAATCTAGGTTGCCCAAAAAATGCAAGTGCTACTTTCATCAGACTTCTCCTTTATAATGTTCAAGGAAGTAGTTCAGGTCTTCTGGAGTACCAATACCCCACATACCAGACTTATCGATTTCTTTGATGCGGATTTTTTTACCATCACCAATCGCTTCATTAAATACTGGACAAACATAATATTCATTATTAACACGAATATCTTTGGCAATCATTTGTTCTGCATACTTCACATAGTCAGAACCTTTCTTCCAATAGTAGATACCAACAGTGGCATGTTCAGAAATTGGTTTCTTCTCAGCAACCTCCTCAACATAACCCTCTTCACCAAGTTTAGCATAAGACCACTTAGGATGAGTCGCTGGGAATGTAACAATTCCACCATCAACTTCACCGTTCTGGAATGCATAAAGGGTTTCGTTGCTATCCCATTCCACAAACTGGTCCGAATTTGCCATTACAAGAGGTTCATCATTATTGATAAACTCCTTTGCAAGAAGAGTGGTGCAGCAAGCACCTTCAGTTAGACCATCAACTTGAACAATATTGCATCCAGGAGCAATCAAAGGAAGTAGATAGTTCAGATTATACTTTTCATAATGTTCCTTTTGAACAATAAAAGTATAATTTGCTTTGATGTTCAGGTTCTCAACAACCACTTGGATCATTGGTTTACCTTTAACTTCAATCAAAGGTTTAGGGAAGGTGTAACCCTGACTAGCAAACCTGCTACCAGCACCTGCCATAGGAATAAGAACATTCATTGTTTTACTCTCCCATGCAACTTTTTGTTTTGTACCATTCAGAATTTTTTTAATTCTATCAATCTTTACCTGATTGAGATCTTTACGATCTTCTACAGGAACTAAATGTGCCTTACTGTCAAGAGCACCTTGACGACCAATATGACTATCTTCGACAATCACGGTATCTGCAGGAAGTGCTCCAAGAGCAGTCATACACTTCCAATACATTGCTGGGAATGGTTTGTTGCGAACAACGTCTTCATTAGAGACGTACATATCCACAAATTCCAGAAGTCCAAGACGCAATAGAATAATCTTCACAGTATTCCTAATACTATTAGATGCAACAGCAATCTTATATCCTGCATCTACAAGTTGTTGGAAGTACCCCATCAACTCATAATCCTTTGCAACGCAGTCGTTAAAAATCTTAAGTGTTGCTTCTTGCTTATCTCTCCAAATTGTATCATAAAGATCTACAGGAAGACCTTTATTCTTGGTTAAAAGTTCTAGTTTTGCTTTGGTAGGAAGACCATCATAAATGCTAACATGCTCTTCTCTGCTGATAGCATACTCATCTCCAAGTGCTTGGTTTAATGCTTCATAATGATAATCTTTACTGTCGATTAAGACTCCATCCAAATCAAAGATAACAAGTTTGGTCATTATTTTTTATCTCTCCAAAGTACATAGTGCCAGGGGTTTTTAGTGATGGGAAGATTATGCCTCTTTTGTGCATTAAATCCAATCAAACATTCAGGGTTGATTTCTGCACCCATCTCACATATTTCAACAAAGTTGTCATATACGTCAAAATATTTATCCATTAACTCGGAAGACCCAAACGCAAAATGGTCGTTAATACCATGTTCCACATGTGCCCATTCGTTAAGAACATTCACAGTATTCAAATCATAGTTTGAAATGGGACCAATAGGAGTATAGAAGTATTCGTCAGTTCTCAAACGGACAACACAATCATACTTGAAATCATTTTCTTCCTCATATTTTTTCTTAAGATTATTTGCTTCACTCAGACTATAAAACATTGAGATAATATTATTGACTGGGTGAGGAAATCTAGGGTCTGGATGAATATCTTCTGCTTCAAATTCCTTTGGTTCTTCAAAGACAAGACCTTTAGGTTGCCATTTATCAACCATAAAGTCTTTTAGGTCTGATTCCCAACGACCACGGTCCTTGTATTGATCCCAAAAATAAGTTCCAACCCATGCCTCATCATACCAAATATGAGCAAATACATCAATCTCACAATCTGGGTTTGCTTCCCAAAAAGTTTGACGATGATTTTCATAACACTCCTTCAAATGCCTCGGTTGACCCGAGTAAATCATAGCAATTTTAGACATGATATTTACTATTATCTTTTGCTAGGTGTACAATTTTTGGTTCAAAGGTACATGCTTTGGCAAATACCTCTGGATAAGCAAGACTTGGAGATGCTACAAATACGTCTTCACGATTTTGAATATAAAATTTGTTTAGATGACTCTCATCATGCCAAGTTGCAATAATATTATTTTTATAATCATCATCAATTCTCTGGTCAAGTTCTTTGATCATATCCATAACATATGGCAATTTACCTCCCCAAAGACATCCCTGAACATAAACAGACAAGTCATCAGATTCTGTAACACAAGCTTTGGATAAAGGCGTTACGTCAAATGCACCAGGAAGTTCATCATGAGGTTGCATTTTTAAATAATGACATGGATGATGAACACCAATGTATTTCTTGGTATCATCAAGTAAATCCTCAATGTTGACAGTATCAACAACTCTCATATCTGCATCCAAGAAAATTAACCAATCACAATCTTGAATATCATCAAAACATTTTTGAATCATTTTGAATCTATACAAAGTAATAAATGGCCATTCTAGATGTTCTTGATGATATACAATGGCATTATCTGGAGATTCTGGAATCTCTCCATCCGTAAAAATTATATACTTTTTGTCTACATTTGGCAACAAAAACTTTTCACATCCTTCATACCACGCAGGCAAAAAGTTTAAATATTTTTCTGTTCCAATAAAAATAACAGCGACTTTCATTAAATTACAATCCAATCAGGGCAATAAAGATCTTTTGTATCTAGGTGTTGATTATCTGGACCAAACCAGTTTTTAGGTGCAATAACTTTTTGACTTTTTGCCAACCAAGCACCCCACCAAGAGAATGAGGAATTGGCAATGATGTGTGACTTACACATAGTCATAAGACACAAATCGATGTAACTAATATTTCCTTCTGCAACTAAAAATCTATCGTCCTCAAACAATTTTTGTTCCTTACACCATTTAGGATCATCAGAGAATATAATTACAGTTCGATCATTATCAAAATGACTTAGTGCCTCTTCATAATAATCCAAACCAAGATTATTATGGTTATGTGCAAGTTGCAAATAATCTGTTCTGCGTATATGCAAAGATACTGGTTCTTCAACACTATTCATCATAGATCTTGAAGGTCGAAGATACTGGGGGTTGAATGTAAAATCTTCTCTGATCTGATCTTCAATATTTTTAAAGTATTTTTCGCTTTGAAAGTATCCTTCCAAATTAACCCATTTGGGACAGTTATTAAAAAGTTCTTCATCAAAAGCAAAGGTGCTTTCTTTTAATGTAGGTCTTGCTCCACAAATATGCTGAACATTTAAATTTTGCAAATTTTCAAGCACAAATGGATAAAGTAATTGATGGTCACTCCACTCATCATATCCAGATGGGTCATCAGATGGTGGTGGAATCATCCAGTTATATCCATTGTTTGCAGCAATTCCTCTCAAAGAGGCATACTGAAACATTTGATTTCCAAGTCTTCCTAGTTTTCCTAGATTATTAAATCCGATCATAGTTCTCTTTAAACCATTCATACGTTTGATAAATTCCCTGACGGATTCCAACTTTAGGACTCCAACCAAGAGACTTAAGTTTGTCAACATTCATTACCTTTCTTGGAGTACCATTTGGTTTACTAATATCCCAAACAATTTCTCCACGATAATCAATTACTTTAGCAATAATTTCTGTTAATTCTTTAATTGTAATATCAGATCCAGTACCAATATTGATAATTTCTGAATCATCATATTCATTCATACAAATATAACATGCTTCTGCCATATCATCAATATAAAGAAATTCACGAAGAGGAGAACCATCTCCCCAACAAACAAATTGAGAATCTCCATTTAACTTTGCCTCATGCATTCTACGCATGATACCAGGAATTACATGACTAGATTCTGGATTAAAATTATCATTTACTCCATATAGATTAGTTGGTTGTAAAGAAATTGCATCAAATCCATATTGTTGACGATATGATTGACACATTTTAATTCCAGCAATCTTAGCAATTGCATATGCATCATTAGTTGGTTCTAAAGGACCAGTCATCAACTGGTCTTCAGTAATTGGAATGTTTGGGTGCTTTGGATAAATGCAAGAGGACCCAAGAAATACCAACTTTTTAATACCATAATTATACGCCGCATTTATGATATTTGATTGGATCATCAAATTATCATAGATGAATTCTGCTGGGCGAGTTTTGTTTGCCATAATGCCACCAACTTTAGCAGCAGCAAGGAATACATATTCTGGTTCTTCTGAACAAAAATACCTTTCAGTATCATCCTGATTAGTAAAATCTATATCATCACGAGTCCCTTCAATAATGTTAGTATATCCTTTGCTTCTTAGATTTCTAACAATTGCTGACCCCACTAGACCACGAGCACCAGCAACTAAAATTTTAGAATCACTGTCCATAAATGCACATATCCTCAACTAATTCATTAAAAGTAATTTTTGGTTCCCACCCAAGATTTTCCTTTGCTTTTGTGGGATCTCCCAACAAAGATTCAACTTCAGCAGGTCTAAAATATTTAGGGTCAACTTTAACAACTACTCTATTAGTATTCTTATCAATACCAACTTCATCTAGACCACTACCTTCCCATTTAATCTTCATTCCAAAGTAAGGTGCTGCAGTCTCAACAAATGCCCTAACTGAATATTGTTCACCAGTAGCAATCACATAATCATCGGGTTCATCTTGTTGAAGCATCATCCACATTGCTTCGACAAAATCTTTGGCATGTCCCCAATCTCTTTTAGCATTTAAATTGCCAAGATATAAAACATCCTGCAATCCAGCACTAATTTTAGAAAGACCTCTTGTTATTTTACGGGTAACAAATGTCTCACCACGACGAGGAGATTCATGGTTAAAAAGTATTCCTGTGCAAGCATACATTCCATAGGATTCTCGATAATTCTTTGTAATCCAATATCCATATAATTTTGCTACCCCATAAGGAGAACGTGGATAAAAGGGAGTAGTTTCTTTTTGAGGAACCTCTTGCACTAATCCATAAAGTTCACTTGTAGATGCTTGATAAACTCTACAAGTTTTTTCCATTCCCAAAATTCTTACCGCTTCAAGAATTCTAAGAGTTCCCAATCCATCAACATTACCAGTATACTCAGGCATCTCAAACGATACTTTTACATGACTTTGTGCCGCGAGATTATAAATCTCATCAGGTTTAGTTTGTTGGAGAATGTGAATAATATTTGCAGAATCGGTCAAATCCCCATAATGTAACTTGAGATGTGGGTGATTAAAAATATGATCAATCCTATGTGTATTAATAAGGGATGCTCTACGAATTATTCCATGAACCATGTATCCCTTTTCAATCAATAATTCAGCAAGATAAGAACCATCTTGCCCCGTGATTCCTGTAATTAAAGCAGTCTTCATAGTAAGTGTATATTCACCAAAAATTATAGCACCTCCAAACAAAAACATCAATAATAAATACTCTTACTGGACTCATTATCTTAATGGAAAAAACCGCTCAAATAAAAAAGCACGAAGGGAATTATTTCTACAAAGCATATAATTTTATGCCAGAAGAATCTCTTCCAGAACTATATTCCTCTGCGGTAAAATGGTTAGAGAATACTCGAAAGAGTACACTTGAAGAAGTATTTCCCCCAGAAGCATCTCAGAATTTATTGGGTAACGCGATACAAGAATCTTTCCTATCTGAGCAAGTTTGGGTAAATTTTTATTCGGAAGCAAAAAAACATATTGCACAATATTGCAAAGTAACAGGAATCAATATACAAAATATTCGTTTACATTCTTCTTGGATTACTAGACTGCACAATTTAGATTTTCCAAGTGTACACTCAAAAAATGAGTTGGAAAAAAGATTAGGGTTGCATAATACATTTGGAAATATGCATTCCCATAAAACCAATCCTATAGGAATGGTTTATTATTTAAAAAACCCAGACCCAAAATATGGAACTATAGTAAAAATAACAAATAAAAAAATATTTAATAATAACGGAGAAGAAAATACTATTATGATTTTTGACCCTAGACTATATCATACAGCATTATATCCACCAATTAAAGAAACTGAAGTTTATCCTAGAATTACCATTGTAGTTGATTGTGAGTATATTGATTAAGGTAAAACCCAATCAGGAACTCCAAAGGGAATATTAATATACCAATCAAATACAATATTATATTTTATAAAATCACTATTAATTAAAAATTTATTTGAACATGGATATGAACCACCATTAAAAATAACCAACGAATTCTGTTCTCCAGGAATAGATTTAATTTTATTTCCTATTTTTATATCCGTTCCCATATGTACATTATCATTTCTTAGATAATATACAGTTCTTATCATATGTTTTTTAAGCCAGTCGTCATCAACGAGTCCAAAATCATCCTGAAAAATTGAAGATTCAAAATTAATTACACTAAATATGCTATTTGGTTTTGTTGCTGATCTTTCTCCCCAACAAGAATGGGGAACAATTAAAGATTCATCAACACCAACAACTTTAAAATATTCCAGTACATGATGTTTTACTCTAAGACAAAATATATTCCAACATCTCTCATCATAGGGAAAATAAGAACTTGATGATAATGCCAATCCATGGCAGTCAATAATACATTTTGTTACTTCTATTGCATCTGCATGTAGTAAATTATATTTAAAATGTTTATCAGAACTTACTTTTAATTCATTCTGCAAATCATCAGAAAAAACATTTTTAACTACATGTACATAATCAGATTTAATAATATTTTTTTCCATAATTTGGAGAATGTAATGGTGTCTTTTTCGTAAATTTATTTGCCTTTTTAGGGCACATTGTACAAACTGGTTCCGCAGTTCTTGTGAAAAATTCTAGAATATCTATCTCAGAACTAGTTGGTAACAATGGGTTATACTTTAAATAAGGATCCCATTTTGATGATAGATTATTCCCAAATTTTTTCTTTTGTAGTGGTAAGTAAGCAAGCGCCGCACATTTATATATTTTACCATCCAATAATTGAAAGTTTTCTTGTCCTCCTGGACAATTATTCCAACTCTCAATATAATCATCACTGCAAATTGGTTCAATAGAACACCCATATCCAGTATATGTTCTTAACCAATAAGTAGATGCATCATGTATTTTATAATTTACTCCAGATGACTTAATTTTTTGAATCGCAATATCAAATAATCTGATGTAATTATGGTCCTGCGAATGTTTAGTTATAGTCAAAATACAATTTGTATCAATCAGTGCTTTTGATAGTCCATCAATTCTATCAAATAGCAATCCATTCGATACTAATTCAAATTCTTGGTCATCTTGTATATTCCAAATCTCTTTTGTCATGTAAATAATATCAACGATCTCCTTATTGAGAAGAGGTTCTCCACCTAACATTGACAATTCTTTTGGATAAATTTTTTTATTCCAACACAAATACCACTCTTTTAGAGTGGTAAGTGAAATATTTTCTTTGTACCCATCATTAGTATAATGACCACATCCCTCACAAGTAAAATTGCAAGAATGGGTAACATGCCACTCTAAGTGGGGGATTTTAATCATTGGGCATCAATACTAGATACATCTCTTTCAGGAGAGAAAGTTCTCATTCCAATATTACCAGCATACCACCCAGTTGCAATATACTTATTAACTGGTGTGGGATTACCCCTATGCAGATGAGTAAAAGATCCAGGCCAAATTGCAACTCTACCTAATTTTGGCTTTACTTTTACCCCCTGATATAAAAATTCAGTTTCTCCACCATCTTCAATATCATTAAAGTACACTGTCCAAGCAAGAGTTCTTTCTTTTGTTATCCATGTTGTATTTTCTGCATGGAAAGAATGATAACCACCACGCCTTGGTTCCGTTTTTTGAAGAAGAACTGTACAACTATGGTAACTAAATTGTTTTAAATAAGGGTATGAATCAATATATTGATTCATACAGAAGTCAATTCCTCCCATCAAATAGTTTGCCTCAGATGGAGAAAATGCACTAAGGCATACTTGCTTATCTGTAACAAAACTATAATTTCTAGAATTAATGAATGAAGTATTATCAATATAATTAATAATAAAATCACAGAATTCTTGATCAAATACATTATCCCAAACACCAATAAAGTTATCTAAAACTGAATTAGTTGGTGTAGATTTTTTGTTTTCCATAAAAACCAAAGAAGGACGCGCCACCTAGTTTTGACTGAACTAGGAAACAGGCGGGAGAGATTCCCATCCGCACCAGTCGGCATATTTAAAGTCCATCCGACGAGGACATAAGGGGTCAGATTGACTCCACCACTTAGTTTTAAGAAACTAAGAAAAGTTGGGTTAACTTTGATATTTCGGAGATACCAAAGAATGCACATAAAAACAGCACATCCCAAAGTTTAAGTTTGATAGCAAAAGGAATTGTGAGAAGACCTCCAATAACTTTAATCATCAAACCATATTTAAATTCTCCCCATAACATAGTTTGATAACCAATTATAAGAAGAATGTTTCCAATCCACCGAAGTAAATCAGATTTAGACATAAGGGGTTGCTCCCGACCAGGGCACTTTTATAGTCATTCCGAGACTAGGCAACTTCAATTTGCTCAAGATCTTGAACCAGACAATCAATGAGAATATCATAATCATCTAGAGGATCTCCAGAAAAGACTACACCTTCATTTTCATAATAACGACGGACTTTTTTAAAGAGTTTTGGGTTTTTTACATCTAGGTAAAAATCACCGTTTGCAGCACCACGAAGAGTTTGCACATCTTTTTTAAATTTTTCTGTGAGAGTCATTGCTTTGAATGTTGACCTTAATAGTATAAGGGTTTGACAGTTATCTGTCAAGTGCTCCTTGCGTGGATCGAACACGCCTCAGGCGAATTATGAGTTCGCTGCATTCACCAGATTGCTAAAGGAGCAAGTGGGGATAGTCGAACTTCACCCAATTTGGGCAAAGTCCTCGGACCCTGCCCAACCATCCCCATACGACGCTACGGAAGATATCCGTAGTAGAAGTTGGCGTCTACTTAGTTAATCGCTAAGGACTACCAATAGGACTGCTGAGAATTGAACTCAGTTCACACCGTTATAAGCAGTGGGCCTTAACCAATAGGCGACAGTCCCTCGATTAAAAATAGTTAACTATTACAATAGATCTAAAAAAAGAATCCGTGCAAGTTGTACTACAATGATTTTTACTTGGATCAAAGAATAGTGCTCTATTCTCTATTGATTCTACTTTAGTTCCATCTTCCAAAATAGTAAATCCATTATTAGTATTCAAATAAACTATCAATCCAAAATGTTCATATGGATAATCTATATGCATCCCATGCTGGACAATTTTATTTGTTTTTGGATAGACATTTGCTCTTGCTCTAATAATTGCTTTTGGATTTATTTTTTCAAAGATTGGGTTTAAAGATCCAAAGTATTGACTAGAAATATTGTAGTCTGTATAAAACGTGTGGGTAAAATAAATTCCTTCATCATTGTAAGTATTCTTTGTTGATATTCCATGATTTAAAAACCAAGGAATTGTATTATTTCCCACAATTGTTTTTTTAAAATGTTCAAAAATTGATGGTTCAATAAAGTTATCAATAATTTTTGTTGACTGGTCCATAGTAACAGATGGTCTTATGGTTGTCAAGGTGCTTCGTTGTGGTCAGTGTATATTCGTATCAATTCTTCATCTGCTGGCATGAGCACTGCTTCACCATACTCACTAGTGATGATAAAAGACTTCATTTCCTTTTCAACCAAATTCATTAAGTTATCAAAATCTGCTTGAAACTCTTCCACAGTATACCTCTTTAAACTACCAAGTTCCTTTTCGATACTCATCATCAACCTCCGCAGGACAAAGATATTGTACTTTATTATTTTTATATGGGATATAATCCCAATTTTCTGGTCTCCAATGAAAGTACATGTTCCTATAATAATCTCCTTGAAATGGAGTATATCTAGAGTGAACACATAGACTCTCATATAATAACATGTCACCAGGTTCAAAAACAACCTTGTGTCTAACACCATCATGATCCCAAAAATCTAAAGGCCAATTTGTATTTTTGGGTTGCTCGTCAATAAAAATTATACAACTAATAATATGAGTTTTTATTTCATCTCGGTGTAAACATAATATTGAGTCTTTTGGATAACTTCTTATTCCATAACCCGTGCTATATTTTAATTTTTGATGAGACCATTCTTCCAATATTGGTTGAAGAATATCCGCCCATTCTTTTAATTTTTCTGTGGGAATATGGTTTATATGGGTATAAGGATTTTTAATTCTTTTAGGGTCACCTAAAGGATTTCTAAATGCTATCGAACCAGCCGTAATGTGTTCTCCGTATTTAGGATCATAATGAGAATTGGTAGAATCTTCTTTTTGTGAGAAGTCGCAAGTATTATAAAAATTCAATATTTCAGAATATAAATTCTCTGGAACCCTGACCAGTTTAAACGGATTATCTGCAAAACTTGGCCACTTCATTTTAATTTGGGACCATACATCCAAGTAACCAAAGATACTCTTCTTCCTCTTGTTACTGGAGTAACTCTATGAGGAATTCTTGAATCAAATACAATAACAGATCCTTTTTCTTTTGGTGCCTGTATAATATTGCCATGATAGTCTATGAATTCTAAGTCACCACCATCATATTCAGAAGGGTCACTAACTAAAACACTTGCACTAAGTTTTCTAGTCCACTTCCCATTTTTTGAAGTTCCATAATCACTATGCCAACCATAGTGTCCATTTTCAAGATATACTGAGATTTGTATACTTTCAAGTAAATTCAAATCATATTCCCAATACTTTCTATTAGATAAACCAATATAATAAGAAATTACACTACATGCCCAATGGTCTTCAAACCACCAATTGATTTTAGAATTTCTAATTTTTGGGTCTATCCGACCATTATCCTCACCACCAACACCAGCATCTTCAAATGGAACTTTAAATTCTTCCATCTCTTTCAATTCTTTGACCATAAGATCTACCAAATCTTCTGGAAGAACTTCTCTATGATAAACTAATGGAGAATCTGCAAGAACATGTGGTTCTTGACCGTTTATTTTAATACTTTTATCCATGAATTAAAAGAACAAATATTGTCCAAGTCGGGGTGAAAGGATTTGAACCTTCGGCCCCTGCTTCCCAAAAGCAGTGCTCTATCCAAACTGAGCTACACCCCGTTGACTTGGTATGAGGATATTATACATCCTCATAATTTTGTTGTCAAGCGTTTAAGACTTCCTCTCTTATATATGAAGCAATCAATACCCCTCGACGAGTATCTGACTTATTATAAGCATAATGTTCTGATAATTTTTCATCAAATAAATTTAAGTCTCCATTTTTAAGAAGACGTTCTTCTCCATTAACAACCAATGCTGAAGGTCCATCGCTTGGAATATCTAAACTAAAATGATACTTTATTACACTTGAATGTAAAAAGTTATCATCAATTCTTTCATCTCCATCAGAATGGGGACTAATTTCAACTCCTGGTTCAAGAATAGAAAATACAGCAAGAACTGGTTTAATTGATTGACTAAGTAATATTCTTACTGTCTCAGACTGTTGTACTTGAAGAGGTGTCCTTAAAATTTGCTGTCTATTAAAAATTAATGGACACACTTTCCAGGGAAAATTTGGAGTGTATGTTGGAACAAACCCCAAAAAATTATTATCTAATGAAGTTAAATTGTATGTATGAGAATAATCTATAAAATAATTACAATCCCTAAATTCAATATAATCACTTTTAATTTGAGAGTAATTAGATGTAAAAATAGAAGTTTGTATTTTACTCAATTTTGGTTCAATAAACATTATTTAATATAATAATTTTTATTATTTATGGGGTTATAACCCACTACCATTCCTAAACCCATACACGTATCCCACAATAAGACCACACATAAACACAATAAAAATCAAAACTTGTTTACCAAGAAACTCAATAAGTTCCTGCCATTCCATAGTCATCATCGTCCTCATAAGTTGATGGTTCTTCAAACAACTCAGACATCTTTTGTTGTTTAACTAGTTCTTGCAATTCCTTTAAATCTTCTTCTGTAAGCGATATCATTTGTCCTTGAGTAATTCTTCTATTCTTTTACGCATATTTGTGCTATCTTGTTTCAAATAGTCCCGAAGAGAATATCCTCGGTGACCCTTCATAATACAAGTGCCCTGATAAAACATCGTGGCAGCAAATACTAACAGAAAAACTATTCCAATTATTTCAAGGTGATATTGAGCCATGGTAGTAGAGGTGGTATTACTCCAATAAGTCGAAGAAGACCTTCAGCAAAAAGTGAAAGAACAACCCAACCAACACACATTGAAATAACCGAAGCATTACGATTATGTCTTCGTATGGCATCATCAATCATCTCCTGACACTGCTTCTGTGTCACATAATGTTCTGAATTTATTTTAGTCATTCTGTGGACCACGGAACTCGTCTTGCTCTAATTGGGTCAATCTCCTTTCCCATGTTATCCCACTTGTTGAACCTTTGCATGGATTTATGCAGGTTTCATCACCAAAGTTATTACATACAAGACCTGCAAGATCATGTGGGTCACCTTCTTTCCCAGTACCAGACCAATAATGCTGCCCATTCAACCAAATGGCACCACACTTAGGACATTCCTTCCTATCAATAGACAGGTCGGACAGTTCTTTATTATTCATTAGGATAATCCTTTAGAAATTTTTCGTAGCTCTTTGTGTCTTTAATTAGCTGACGCTTTAATTTCCATCCTAAAACTTTCATTTGCATCCGAATAAAAAAGTGACGCAATTCAAGATCCAGATATGTAAAAACTCTCATGGTCCCTTCAAGTCCTGCATAGGCAACCATAAGTCCAAGGATTATTATTGTTATATAAAATCCTAGTAAAGGAGTTGTTGTAGATGGGTCCATTAAGGCACAGTGCTACGTGTACTTACAAATTGTATATAGGTAATACAATAATGTCAACGTCTCATTAGTATCTCCTGATACTAAGTTTAATAACAATCAAAAGAAATAGTTAAAAACGGAAGCGGTAGGATTTGAACCCACGAACGCTGTTAACGTTGGTTGTTTTCAAGACAACTGCCATAAACCACTCGGCCACGCTTCCAGTATTTGATTTCTTATAGTATAATATATCTATATTATTTTGTCAAACATGAACATAGATGAATATCTTTTAAGTCTAGGATATGACGATAAAGAGACCTTATACGAACCTGGTAAGAAGTTATCTATAAAAATTCCATTTGATTTTAATGGTAAAAGAATTAATATCTGCCCATACATTGTTCCATATTATAGCAAAAAAAGTTACATAGCAGCAGAATATAATTACTCAGTTTACTACGACAATCCAGAAGTAACCAAACAAAAAATTCTAAATTTAATCAAATACATTAAATATCCAGAACCAGGTAGAGTTGGTGATATTGGATGGGAAGCAGAATATCTTGTAGACCCCAGAGAATTTACTGCTGAAGAAAGAGCACGTATTGTTGTATCTAGTTTTAAAAAATTTAGAACCTTAATTTTAAAAGGTGAATGGTTGGACGGAATCAGAGCACAACCAGGTGATATTGTAGCATCTAAACCAATAGGAATTAAATTTGATATGGGATTTAATGAAGAATCGGAAAAAGAAGGAACTCTCCAAAGAAGCATACTTTCAAAAAAAGTATTCAGGTTTGGAGAGTTAAAAGAAGATGGAATGCAATATTCAATTATTGGAGAAGATTTAGATATGCATCCTATCTAACTTCAAAGTCCAACTTACGGACTTTCCTTTGCCTTCTACTTTCTTGCCAAGAAATATCATCAGAAGATAAGACTCCAATATTTTTATTTGGGGTCTTAGTACTTTCAATAATAATGACTTGACTAAGGTCATTTGCAAAAATAGTATCATTCTTAATAGATGTCATATTAGGACATCCACAAGAAATAGTTTTTGCAACATGAGCTTGCAGTTCTTTATTGCAAGATTTACAACGTATTAACATTTTATCAAACCATATATTAAATATGTATGGGCGAAGAGGGGATCGAACCCCCGACCGACTGGGTGTAAACCAGTAGCTCTACCGCTGAGCTATTCGCCCTTAATGAGTAGTGAGTGCCCACCACTCGCGGAAGACACTTTCCGCAAAAGCTTCACTTTCGTGAAGAGTCAATAGACACGCTATTGACATGTTTTTTGTTACTGGCGGGGGTGATCAAGTCCCCGACCTAAGCGAACTTAGGATTTAGTAAGGAAGACCCAGACATTTCTAGACCTTCCAACTGCCCAGCCTGGGATCGAACCAGGGACCAATCGATTAACAGTCGATAGCTCTACCGCTGAG